ATAAACTTTTAGAAACACAATTGCTTCTTAAAGGTATATGTACAAGAGCGGAATGGCTTCAACTCAAAGAAGAAATCAACTACGATTTTATTTCTGATTCTTATTTTGTAGAACTGAAACAATCTGAAATTATGAAAGATAGATTAGGTCTGTTAGGTGAGATTGATCCGTATGTTGGTAAATACTTTTCAGTTGCTTATATTCGCAAGAACATTCTTCGTCAATCTGAAGATGAAATCAAAGATATGGACAAAGAAATGGAAGAAGATAAAGCGAATATGGAAGATGAGCCTATGGAGCCACCTCAACCCGCACCACCTCCACCACCACCTCCACAAGAGGTTGTTGTCAGTGTAAAGAAAGAGGAATACACTGAAAGAGTGGTTGACGATACAGATCAGAAAGAATTGGCCAAATCAATGACACGTTTTTTTGAAACACTGACTGAAGAGACAAAGAGTGAGCGAGGAGAAAAATAAACCTGTAAAGGTTGAAGATGCCCTCGCTATAGCAACATCTATAGCATATACAAGAAAAGAGGTCAATAAACTTCACGAGAGAATTGATTCTCTAGAGGGATCACAAAAAGAAATCGTAGAGATTGTAGGACCACAAGGTGAGCAAGGACTCCGTGGTCTTCCTGGGATTCAAGGTGAAAAAGGCGAACGTGGAGAAAAAGGCGATAAAGGTGATAGAGGTGAACAAGGACCTCAAGGTATCGCAGGAGCTAAGGGTGAACAAGGTTACAAAGGTGAAAGAGGAATTCAAGGTGCACAAGGACCTCAAGGTGTGCAGGGTATTCAGGGACCTCAAGGACCTCAAGGTGAAAAGGGTGATAAAGGTGATCCTGGAGTAGATGGTGCTAAAGGTGATCGTGGAGAAAAAGGCGAACAAGGCGATATCGGACAACGTGGTGAAAAGGGAGATAGAGGAGAGCAAGGTCTTCCTGGTAAAGATGGAAAGCCAGGTAAAGATGGTAAAAATGGAAAGGACGGTAAACAGGGTGTAAAGGGTGATAAAGGTGATGTGGGTCAACAAGGTCCTAAAGGTGATAGAGGTGAAAAAGGCGACAAAGGTGATCCAGGCAAAGATGCAGATTTTAATGTAATAGAAAAAAGAATTAATGAATTTAAAGATGTACTTCAAAAAGATGTAACACAATATAAGAATAAAGTTAACGCTGTCATTGGAAAAGGATTTGGTGGTGGCGGTGGTGGTTCTGGTGAAGTTAATCTTCGATGGTTAGATGATATTGATCGTGATAGTATTCAAGATGGTTTTGTATTGTCTTATGACGAAGCAACACAAAAATTTAGATTTATTTCTCAATCAATAGCATCTTTTAATCCTTTAGATGTCACTCAAGTATTTGCTGAAGTAAAGAATGGCGAGTCATTTACAATTACAAAAGGTCAAGTTGTTTATTTAAACTCTGCTGTAGGTAATAGAGCGTCCGTTAAACTTGCAAACAATTCTGGTGATGCAACTTCAGCAAAAACTTTTGGTCTAGTTTATAGCACTAGTATTACTGCAGGCGGTACAGGATATGTTATTACACAGGGCGTTATTACTGGTGTTGACACCCAGGCGTATAACGAAGGTGACACTTTATATCTTGCAAATACAGCTGGTGCGTTAACCTCAACAAAACCTTATGCGCCTCAACATTTAGTTTATATCGGTGTTGTTGAACGTGCGAATCAAGGTCAAGGACAAATATATGTTCGCCCACAAAATGGTTATGAACTTAATGAGATTCATGATGTAAACATTAATCATAATGTTCCAATTGCTAACGGTCATATTATTGTATATAACTCTTCTTTGAGTATATGGGAAAATAGACCTGCCGAGTATTTAAATTTTGTAACGACATCAACTTTATCAAATTATGCGACACAAGCGTTTGTCAACACTGCAATATCAAATGTTATAGATTCTGCTCCAGCATTATTAGATACTTTAAATGAATTAGCAAATGCAATTGGTGATGATGCAAATTTTATAACAACTGTTGGAAATACAATAGGTGTTGTTTACAATCAAGCAAATACGGCATTATCAATAGCGCAATCAGCATTTAATCAAGCAAATAGTACAACATTTAACACACTTACTGTTAATGGTAATTTAAATTCTCGGCACATAATACCGCAATCAAACAGTGCATATGATTTAGGAAATTCTACTAATAGATTTAGAGACTTATATCTTTCAGGACAAACTATTGATTTAGGTGGTGCTAGATTTTCAGCAAATGCTGACACTGGTATAATTGCAATTGTGCCAGCGCCGACATTAAGTAATCCTTCACCCAAAGCACTCGTCATAACTCCAACGGGATCTGGTGTTGCAAATACTATAAACGGAGAAATTAATTTTGCAACCGCTCAATCACAGACTAACGCATTTGCCATAGGAAATTATAATGACTTAGTTGGTAAACCAAATCAAGATTTAAATACATCATCAAATGTTACGTTTAATACTATAAGTCATAGTGGATTAACTATGACTCAAGGAACTAATATTGATCAATATTATGAATTAAATATTAACATGCAGATAACTGATGAATGGCAAGATACTCCAATTAAATCTACGGCTTTACCAACAGGCACATATATTGTACAAGTATTTGCAAATGATAACAGTGTCGGCGGACAACATTACAATGAGACATATTCAGGACTTATGTCATGGTATTCTTCCGACACCGATTCTACTGTTTTTGACGAAATTGTTTTACATCGTGCCGGTCGTGGACCTGGATCAGGTGTACTATTTTTAAG